TAGTAACTCTAAAGACGTTCATGGCTTCCCATGCGATGTCTTTTTTCGATTCCTCACCATTTTTCTTAAAGGTCATTTTAGTACCGGTCTTCGTGAGTTTGAATGGGAAGAAATAGCCTTCCTGTTCGGCCGGTACGGCATCGTTGAACTGCGTATAATCGGTAACATGCTTTAAGGTACCGGTTACCGTACCATCAGCAAGCACCTTAACATCTTCCCCGATCAGCGAGCTTACTCGCTTGCCATATAGGGTCTGACCCTGAGTCGGGATCGTTAATACGTCAGACCCAATTATTCCCCCGAGATTGTACCTACGATAACGCCATCCAGTAATTCTGGGAAAAATACAACACCGGTCATGGCCAATGTCTCAACAGTGGCATTAGAACCTACTACATAGTGCGTCATGCCGACCATGCCAGTAGAATCACCGGTCAAATTGAAAGACTGTGCAACATCACCGGAAGATGCAGGTACGTAAGCACCGTTTAAGTTCTCTTTTGCGGTTGCGATCAGTTTACCTTTTGCTAAAGATGGAGTAACGACTACAGTACCCAATCCTAAGAAGTCCTCAATATAGGACATACCGAAAGCAGTCTGCAAAGTGATTGGCGCTGTACCTAAGTAATCAGCTACATCGTCACTGGATACGAAATAAATCGGTGTAGCGTCCTGATCTACATAGAATTTTTTCAAGGCTCCCCAGGCAGCACTTAATGTAGTCTGCAAGTTAGTACCAGATGCCGTACCTGTACCCGTAGCTAACAGATCGTAGAAGTCTTTCTTGATTCCGCCCTGGATACCGGACAACAGTTTTTCATCCGTTTTGTTAACTGCCAAGGAACGACCAGAACGCTGAATAGCCTCGGCAGTTGTGGCCTTACGGAACTTCTTCAAGGTCAGATCAATAGTTTTAGCAACTTTCTGATTGATCTTAGTCAGGTTGATCGTTTCACCTTCAGCGACCTGTGCAGGAGTACTTTCCTGAGTCATCTTGTAGATCTTGATAGACGTACCATTGGCCATTGGAATCATTTCTGTGATTCCTAAGACTTGCTGCAACTCCGTGATATTGGACGCCAGACGGCTCGCAAAGTCGATCGAAATAGCTGGTTCCAAGTCTGTGGTAACGATAGTACCGGTTGGCGCAGCAAAACGCTGCAAGTTAAATTTTCGTAATTGTCTCTTTAAATAACGCATTATCTTGTCCTCCTTATTTCTGCGTATTGAATAGATCCATATTTTCGTTAATCAAGCGTTGACGTTCACGTCTGTCCTTGACGGCAAGGATTTCTTCTTTCGTGATTTTTTTGTTTGTGCTTCCAGCAGTTGGAGCTTTACCCTTCAAGCGTTCAGCTACAGCGTCCTGTACCGCTTTTTCAAAAGCAGCTGCAAAGGAATCCACTGCACTTTTAGTAGCCTCTGCATCGGTACTGATTAGATTCTTGATCAGATCATCACTAACATTGATGTGTCTGTCGGCTAATAAGCCCCTTGCAGTTTTAGCCATCTCACCAAGCGCTCTCTCATTTTTAAGGGCGGCGAGTTCTTTCTGCATTTCCTTAAATTCATGAGCTCGTTTTTCCTCGTCAGACATAGTCTGCAGACGTGCGGCCTCGCTTTTTTCCTTTTCCTCTTTGTCACGCTTTTTGTTGACCTCAGCGGCTTTGCGTCGCAAGGCCCTCTGCATGTCTTCCTCTGTGTATTTTGGAGTTTTGCTATCATCCTGTGGCTCATTTTGACCGTTGTCCTGATTGTCATCGGCTGGGTCATTTCCTGTATTAGGATCTCCACCATCTCCACCGTCATCGGCAAAACGCTGCAGATCAAAAGGTCTGCGCAAAGCGAAATTGTAAAATTTGATTCTATTCGTTTTAGTCATGGTTTTTCCTCCTTGTTTATGGTCGTGAATAGATGCGACACAGGCTTGATATTAAGGACCTCAAGCTTAAGGTCACCACGTAGCTTTTATAGCCTTCCACGTCTAGGCATAAAAAAAGACCCGGCTACATATCGCTCAGGTCATGTTTTATAAACTTAGGCAGTTTCCTGTGAGGTGGATCTTTCACCCTGATCAACTCCTTTTTCTGCTTACCGCAAAAAATGCAGGTACATACTCTTACTTCCGTCCTGCATTGATTGTTCTTGTCAAAAAATATTCTTTGGACATTTTCGGTCCATCTATGATTGCACATTCTTCAAATCCTTTGAAATTTAATTAAATTTCTTACCAGTCCGACACCGACACATAGTCCGGATATTGAGCTTCCACGCCTCTCACACCGATCCGAAAAATATCGATTGAGCTACCGGCCCACTCATCAACACGTTTGATCCTGGCTTTCGATGGATTCTCGTACTCGTACACTTCTGACGAGGACAATTGTAGGGCGCTCATCAATGTGTCAAACAAAGTGGATATGGCGCTGCAGACAATGTCCTTGCCAGGCTCAGCATATTGTGCATGGCCGTCAATCGTGATCTCACAATCCTCGTCTGTCTGATGGATGCTAATATGGATCATGACCCATCACCTCCATTCGGGCATAAAAAAAGCCACCTCAATGGGTGGTATGAAAATTACATCTCTGGCCAGTCTGTTAACTTATCAGATTCTTTTTTTAATCTCTCGTATTCCTTATCGAGTTCTTCCGACGAAAGGCCAGTAAACACGAGTCCATCATAGTATCCTAATTCTTTATCTCTTCCCATGTTATTCCGTACTCCTTTCTAAACTCGTTTAAAGCTTTTATATGTGCTTCCTCTTTAGATAAATTGTACTCTTTCCCTTGATATTTTTCAATTCTGTTATCTAATAAAGAAGCTAAAAAAGGTCTATTTCCGCTAGAATACTTAAATACTCTTCCATCGTGGGTTACTACCACACCAAATTTATAATTTCTGTACCCCGCTGCAGCAAAATCCGATCCCGTTGGAAGAATATTAGTTGGATGATTGTGAATTCCTATAAGTCTCGTTTTATTTTTAAGTAAGCTTTCAATTTCTTCTCTTTTTACATTGACTTCAAGTACGTTTTTTGAAGAGATTTTTCTTAGAAGTAATTTTCCTGTTTTTGCATCCACAATATATAAGTCTTCCCCATCCGTTCCATTTCTGTGAACTAATGAAGCTGTGGCGTATTGGCGAATAGCATCATTAACTTTAGAATTATCCGTTATCTGATTAAATTTACGTCGATACGAAGATGATCTAATATAATCAAGATCAACACTATTAGTACCCGTTCTATACGAATTTCCTTTTTCGCTGACTGCACTCTTTCGCCATTCCTCAAACGTCAACCCATGCTCATCGATACCATTCAGCCAATTGTCAAAGTCTGTCGTATCCTCATAGGGCGCTGTACTGCACATACAGTTTGGATGCATGGGAGGCATGTTTAGCCCCGGTTCCGCATCCTCCACATCGAACACATCGCCGTTGATGGCTGCGCATATCTCACAGGCTGATCCGAGCGCCATAAACTTGTACTGGGTGAATCCATTACGCTTATAGCTTTGCATCTGCGCCTCTGTCTGCACCCTTGCTAACTCTGTCCGCAGTAAGCGCTCTGCCTGGTACCTCGATACATCAAAGATCTTACGCAACTCTGGGATAAAATCACGAGGATTCCGGCCCTGAATCAATGCATTTTTTAAGATGCTGTCAAGGTTATTACGCAAAGCCGACTGATTGACCCAAATGCGGTCTGAAAAAGTAGCGTTATGGAAAGAGGCATTGATCAAAGCGTTGGCAAACTCCTTATTGTTGACTAGCGACTGCCCTAAGATTCCTGCCTGTCGTTCAATCTCTTCAAGCGTTCGTCCTCTCAATTCCTCTTTCATAAACTTGTCGATTTCATCCGCTGTGGAACACAGCTCAAGACCGATCTGCGCTTTTAAAAGTTCGAGCCTGTTGGCTTTCATCGTCATGTTGTACAGACGCATTTCTTCGTTGGCCTTTTGGGAAAAGTCTTTGTCTTTGACGTATTTCTTGGCTTTTTCTGCAAACGCTTCGATATCCAGCTTGTCCGCCTTTTTCATGGCCTCGGCATAAGTCATGCCTGTCTTTTGAGCATACTGGTTATAAAAGGCTCGTATTTGAGAGGATACATCTGCAAGGGTACGTTTATAAATACTCTCAAGGTGTTTCCGATACTCCTTGAGGTCTTTTATATCCTGTTTGCGTTGCTCTTCTTCCCTTTTGCGCCAGTAGTCCTCACTATTCAGCGACATCCTCGATTACCTCATCCCCATTGGTTTCTGGCTCTTGAGTTGCAAAGATCTGATCCAATGCCGGCGGTGCTGACTGCTCCGCCTCAGACTCGATCTTGTCCATTTCTGCCTTCACGTCATTCACAATCGACAATACGCTTAACTGTGTCTCTTGACTGACAATACCGCTCAACTGCTGGGCTATTTGTGCTTCTTCTTGTAGATTGGCCGGGAAGTTTTGCGTGAATTTGTATTCGACTTTTAACCAGTCATCGGCTGCCATGTTGTTAATGGCGTTGCTAAAGATGACCTTGTATCGGCGGTTCATCCCTGATACAAACTTACGTTCTTTCGTTTTGGCCAAGTTGGACATGGACAGTAATTTGTACTTGAGAGCAATACCGCTTGACGTACCAAAGTTTTCATCGTTGATATTAGCGACCATCGAATTTTGGAAAATCAGTCTTTCCAAGCGGTTGATCAAGTTTTCTTGCGTTGTATCTGCATTCGGCTTGTCCAAAAAGTCCACCTCTACACCGGACAGATCGTCTTTTTCCAGATTGATGATGCGATGATCTCGCACGCTTTTCAATTCTTCCTCGCTCAGCTTTGGCCCCAAGATCTTAAGATAGGCATCGGCAAAGTAATCCACATCGTTAGCCTTTTCCGATATAGCCTTGTTATAGGCATTGATCATCGAATAGCACGGCTCAAAAATTGACATACGCTCTTCGTTCTCGATAAACTCCGTCGCCGGAATGTCACTGAAACCGTGATCTTTTTCTTCGGTAAAATGGAGATTTCCTTTATCCGTAAAAAAGTAGATTTTCGAGGCATCTCTGACCTCACCGTGGGTAAATCCCTCAGAATCCACTTTATAGCTGACAAAGTATCGAGGATTCTGTTGCACGGTCTCATCGTAAACCATAAACCCCTCTAACGGGTTTAGATACATAATGGCGACCTGACTACTCTCATCGTTGTAGTACACCTCGTAGCCCTTACCGTAGATACTACAGATTCTTGCCAGCTCGGCGTTGTTATCGTCCTGGTCATTGTACTGATCCAGCAAGTTTAGGTACTCGGCCACTCGCTCATCCTGCGAATTGACCTTGATCGGTATACCAATAAAAAAACCGATCATGGTGTCAACAATGTACTTGGCAAAGTTGACCACGATTCGGTTATCGGGTTTGTATTTTTCTTTGTCTGCCTGATGCAAAATCGGATAGTCCCCGATGTACGCTTTTCGCAGCGTTTCATATCGCGTGACGCACAGCTTTTTGTGTTCAGCAATCAGATCTTGCAGCACTGCTATGCTCATCTCTTTGTCATCCGGTAAGGTAATGAGCTCATCCGGTTGGATGTAGCTATTGAGCTTGTCCATACTAGATACCTCCTGTCAATATATTCAGCCTTGCCTTAGGCTTTCTTTCTTCTTCGATCGAGTATCGCAGCATGGCCATTGCGTCATCAAAAAAGTTGACAGGCTCATCCAAATACTCGTTAGTTTTGTCATTCTTTTTCCACTTCCACTGCTGGATCTCCTTGATCGTATTTATGCAGCTTGGGTGGATATGGATTTTATGTAATTTAAGGTAGTCGATTTGCGCCCTTACACTGTTTGGCTCCTTTTTGACACCTTTGGCTTTGTATCCAGCTTTACGCCACATTTTAATGCGGTCGGGCTCTGCTGAGTCACACCACATCGTCAAAGACTTGTTAAAGCCTCTCTTGTTAGCCAGGTCAATCAACTCACCTGTATCTTTTTCAAACTCATAGATTTCTCGGCACAGGTAAAGCTCACCGTCCTTAAATCCAACCTCACCGATACAGTCGGCATGGTTATACCCAAAGTCCTGCGAATTGACCATATAGTCAAAACGCTCCGGCGAGGTGTCAAATTCCTCAATCACGTAATTGGTCAAGATCAATCCTCCAACCTCTCCCCACTCGCCAAGTCCGTAAATGCGGTAACCATCCGGATCAACCTCTTTACGTCTTTCCATGCGTCGGTAATACGCCTCGTCAATAAAGCGGTTGTCCTTATAGGTCGAGTGATGCGTAAAGACATCCGGATCGGCACGATCGAAAAAGTGCTTTTTGATCCAGTGGCTCGAACTAACCGGGTTAAAGGTCAACCGTATTTGGTAAAACTGCCCTTCCGGCAACTCACCACGTAGACGGTCATCGATAATCTCAAAGTCGCTTTGCGTTAGCTCTGTGGCTTCCTCGATCCACACATCGGTAAGCTTGCCTCGCTTTACGGCGATGGACTTTAGCTTTTCTCGTTGCTTTTCATCGTTCACTCCACGGAAAAAGATCTGGTTGTGGTTAGCGATACACTCCAAGCGCATATCGCTCGAATTGATGTACCAGTACTTTTTGTAGCTCTCTCCAAACATACGAAAAATAGCACCCTGTAATTCGGCAAAGGTGCTGTCTCGATTGGTAACGTCCGATTTTCGGACGCACAGCAAATTACGACCTGGATCGGACATCAGACGTAGGATGTAGTGCTGGGCGGTGTCAACGGACTTGCCAGAACCGGCTAGGCTGAACCTTTCATCACAATATATCTTTTTCGTGATTTATCAGGTTCACGAAATATTCGATTAGCTTGCAAAATAAGGTTCATACGGCATCACCACCTCTCACGACGGCTTTGATAGAGTATCCAAATCTGTTGGTTTTAAATTTATTTAGTCTTATATTTCTTACAGTTTTTTCGTTTATCCCTAACGCTTTTGCAGCAGATTCATATCCTTTAAATACCCCAACTAAAGTCCCACTTTTATCTTTTACTTCGAGCGTTAAAGCAACTTTATTAGCGCCGATTTTTGAATTATTTTTGACTTGCTTTCTAAAATCCGGATTATTATCGTAGCAGTGTTTTGTATTCCCACTAATCGTTGTCCATTCTAAATTTCTTGCGTCATTGTTTGCCTTATTGGAATCGAGATGATTCACGATATTACACCCTTCTGGTTTTTGGCAAAAATAAAGAGCCACCAATCGGTGAACTCTTTCTGTTACTATTTTCTTATTCGGCTTTATCAAGTTTACTTGCAGATAACCTGTCTTCTTCTTTTGTGGCTTCATAAATTTCTGTGTGGCCGTATTCCAAATTCGCCCCCTGTCACTAATTTGGTATCGGCCACCATACCCTTTTAGTTCTTTCCAAACTTCATTTTCAAACTCCATTGAAAATTACCTCCTTTTAATCGTCAGATCCATAGTCCACCTTGATATTCAGTGTCATATCGCCGTCTATGGCCAAGCCATCTTTAAACATCCCATATCTTTTTCCTAGCAGTTCCGCCGCTCGGATACGGTCTTTTTCTTCCGGATGTTTTTCCACAACAACCTGGTACCCATCGCCATTGAGTTTTAACACCTCAGATTTCGACTTACCACGCACCACGGAAGTGAGGTACTCCTCGATCTCCTTGATGTCAGCTGTATTCTTATCGTGTATCTCAGCTTGCTTTTGTTGGATATACTCTCTGACATCCGGCCTTTTTAACAGCTTGGATGCGTTGGATCTAGCCGTCATATCTGCCTTGCATGTCTTGTAAACACGTTTATAAGCAGCGCTTGCGTTAAGCTCTTTATCCTTAAGATATTCCTCGCAGAACAGCATCATCTTTTCGGTCATAGGCTACCTCCTTTCCGTCATGCCTGGTGCTGACCCAATGCTAAAGTTAGGAGAGATAGAAAGAAAGCATGGTCAGCTGTTGGCATCAAAAAAGGCCGACTAATAAGCCGGCCAATTTTTTAAAGTGTGTCGAATAGAGATTCTGCGATGATTAGGTAAGTTCTTTAACTGATTACGCCAATAATTATACAAAGAACGGTCTTTATATCATCTACGTCTTTTTATCTTACTTTTCGACACTATCACTTTAACACACTTGACAGCGTAGTTTACTACGCAGTTACGCAGTGATGCGTTTGATCAAAACAATCATGCTTTGATACGGATTCTCGTAGTGGTGATCAATGGACAGGCGCTTGTACGATACTCCCCGGAAAAAGGCATCGGAAAAGTCCAGCTCTTGCCGTGTGCAGACAAGTTTGAGTTTGGTGTAGTAGTCATCGGCCTCTTTCCGACGATCCACAAACTTATCTCGCTCTTTTATAAGTTCCGCCTCGTCTGTCATCAATCCAAGCACCAGTGATGACTTATCTGCGTGGCTCTGGACTTTTGGTAAGTCGCCATGCCCCTGAGGGCAAGAGGGCTCCGATATGGTCCGGATCTCCTCATGCACTCTCTTGAGATCAAGGTCAATACCCTGGATGATCTTTTGATACCTCCGCAGAGACTTGATCTCGTGGAGTATGTACTTTGCTTTATCGTCTGTCATTGGTTACCTCCTACGACGGCGGTCTTTTCTTTCTCTGTATCCTCTAACGTTACTTATGGTTTCCTGTAGATTTCGGATCGTAGTTTGTTGTCCGAAATACGCTCTCTCCAACTGCTCATGTTGCTCAATGAGTTGGTAATGCTCATCGACTAGTTGCCTCAAGTCCTCCGCCTGGTTTTTGACATAAGAGGATTTACGACTATTGCGCTCTAACAGCTCGATGCAGTCCAGGTAATGGCCTTTATTCATTCCGACGGCCTCCTTTTGTGATCGTTTGGATCAGTGTTTGCATAATCACTATGATCACAAACGCTAAAAACAGTATTACGGCTATCAAGCCAAGACCTTTAATGGTCTCAATCAGCATGTCAATCATTGTTTAACCACCCCATACTCTTTGCAGTAAAATAAATAGCCTCGATTTCTTTTGCGCTCAATACCACGCTGTTAGAGCTCTCATCGGTAACAGCGACCTGTCGGCCCTGCATGTCAAAGGTAATGGTTTGATGACCAATAGCCTTAAAGTAGTTTTTGACCACACCAACAATCTTGTTGCTCTTGTATCCCAGTTTGTGCCAGAGGACGGCAGGATTGTATTTCCCGCCGCTCATTTTTGGTCACCTCCGGCACTGCTGCCATAAGCATTTGCGATTGCTGTCATAGTTTCCGCCCACTGAGCTAATAAACTTTTCATCCCGCTATTATCGATCAGCTGAAATCTGGCGTCATCAAACATCCTGTGCAGCTTGTTGCCCGATATAAACCTTTTAGCAATAGCAATTGCCACACCTTTTTCCGGATCAAACGGCTCATCTGTGTTACATTTTGCGACGGTCTTGGTACCGTCACTCCAAAGGATCACTGTCGCCGGTCCGTTTACGATCAATTTTCGTGGCTTCAGCAATGAAAACGGAAGCCCTGTCTGTTTGTCGATAAAACTTATTTCTATTTGTCCCATTTTTATTCCTCCTCTTTTATGCCGCCGGCATCATGGCGCTTTGATCGCCATATGCAAATTTAATAGTTAAGTCCTGGATCAACCGCTCCACACCTTTATTGTCCAAGTATCCATTGGTAAATACCTCAGTGTAGCTATTGCCATCAAACGAGTTTTTGACAAAGCGAGCCTCAAATGGATGCGCCTTATCACCTCTTGTGAGAATCTTTGATCCTTTGGCCTTGTACCATACGATCAGCTCGTAAGGTCCGTGGATCTTAAACCGCCACGAGGCCAGTACCGTATCACCAAAGTTACGGCAAGACTGGCTGATTGGCTTAAAGCCGACGTCTAGCTTAGGCTCCATAACCCTGCACCTCCTCATCCAGCTCGTTTAGCAGATCCAGTACAAGGTCCAACGCAGTATCGTTATTACAGATATGCTCGTTGACAACATGCCGTGTGTAGCTCTTGAGGGCTGTTGACGGGTCGGTATGATAGCCGACGAGTGTTACTACCTCTCTATCGGTGTTTGCCTCGTCATCGTGCCTTACGGCCCTCTTACAGAGTTTTAGACAGTTGCCATCACTGTCGATAAAGTAATTGTGTTTAAGATTTAACATTTTAGCATCCTTTCTTTTGATCCTCGCACCCAGT